CAAATAATGAAGAAGGTGCAAGAATAAATGCAGACAGTATAATTACAATGGCTAAACGTATTTATAAATATAAGGAGCCTATTCATTCCAAAAGAGAGCATCAGTCTTCCAAAAACACTTCTTATTATAACATTGATTATGTAGATTCTTCTAATAATCATTTATCTGTCTCGTTTAGAATTTTTTACGTTGGGAGTAATCCGGATTTAGAAATTGAAGGCACCCCTATTTATGTCTTAAGTTCATATCAAGGAAAATTCCTTGATATTTTCCCTTTTTGGAAAAAATATATTGATTCAAGTGCCGATGCCATAGCAATAACAAATTCCGAGCATTCGGTTTATTCCGAGCTTACACTAAAGGATGGTAAGATGTTGGACTATACATTGCAACGATCTATGGATATATGGTGGATTAATTTAGGTAGTTGGTCTATTCGAAATGCACAATAAATAAAAAAGCCCCAATTAAGGGGCTTTTTTTATTGAAAAGTTGCTGTGATTTTTGGCGTTAGCGTTACTGTCGTTCCCGAGCTTTGCAGGGCAGACGTGTCTGTGATCAGGGCGGTGTATTCTTCCACGCTATCCACATACTTCCCGTGGTTGTGATTGATAACCGAACGGGTGCGCATCAGACAATTAGTACCATTTACGGCAATACTTTGCATGGCAGCCACTACTGCATCCGGTAGATCAAGATAAGTAAGGGCTTCGACCTGTGCAGGGTTGTATTTTGCCGTTTGAGCAAACCAATCCGTCACAATATGCAAACGAATCGTCAAATTTGCCTCCTGCACTCTCAATCCAACTGTCTGCCATACCAGCGGAAGGAATTCCACAAAACATGCCGGTCTGTCAAAAGGAGAGTCTTCCTCCAAAAACTTCACATTTTGATTCCACAGGTCAAAATGCTTGAAAATAGAAGCATTGTTCTCTCCTGTAATGGCAGACAGCTTGTTTTGAATGTCTAAATAGAGTTGTTTTCTCATTGTTTCATCAATTCATTGAGTTTTCGTTCCAATTCTGCAATAATCAATCGGTTTAATTCAGGAGAATCCCCCATAAACTGGCGTTTAGGCATGATAAAGCCGGCGCCACGACCGGCACGTAAGCCTTCGTTATGCACAGCGGCATAAATCTTATCACTTCGTGCAAAAGCACTCGGATTCGTCCATACGGTAGCTTTCCCGTTACCGGTTTCTGCCGGGTTTATCTCAATGGAACGTCCAAGATCGCTCGTTTCTCCCGTTAGAATAGGACGCGTTAAAGCAGCTCCTTTATAGGGGTTTTTTATCGTTTTTCCACCCCGTTCCCAGCTCTGCATGCGCCGTTGTACTTCCGGCCATTTCTCACGCTCCCATGACTCTGTTAAGAAGCAATCTTTGAAAAAATCAACAGCTATATTAGCCGCTATGGTCGGGGCAAATTTGTCGTAAAATTCGCCGAATCGGTCAGCTAAACCGGTAAGATGATGCTCAAATTCGACTGGAGTCATTTTTTTTAGCGTGTTGATACATTTTCTCAGAAATGATTGTATATTTGCATCGGATTAGCATTCAACAAGAAAATTGCCCTGTAGAGGCTTTGGTGGTCGGTTGGGTGCTATTTTCATTTTAAATTACCTGTTAAAGCATACAGAAAAAACTCTCCATCTACCGTTTCTCTTATATTCAAAAACATGGTTGTTTCAAGCATGTCAAAGGAAAAATAGTGATAATTAACAACAAACGGATTCTCTTTTTGCTTTGTATTTTTCACACTGGTTTCATACTTCGCATTTTTCACCACTTTATCCAGGTAAGGAATCAATGAGTTTTTAAAGTTGATATCATCGGCAAAGTCGTGCGCAAAATGATTAATCCCCTTTTTGTTGAATCCAATGCTAATCGACTTTTCCTTTTTACCCACCTCAATGGTTTGTTTTACCTTCTTATCCAGCAACTTCTCGTAACCTTCTTTTACCGATCGGTTACGGATGTTTCGCATAACATCATCGTTAATACCTTCCCGGATAGAATCTTTAAGACCTGAAATGTAAGGATGTTGATCCGTGATTAATGTTCCGGTTTTGCCCGGATTCCCATCGAGTCCCGGAGATGGAGGTACATCTTCAATATGATCATTGTCGGTGATATCCCTGTCGGTTTGCTTCCAGTCACATTTGCAGTTCCAGAGTGCACCCGGTTGATTAGAATCCCAAAACGGATCATCCTGCGGCCATACACGGTAATAGAATGCCATGTGTTCCTCGCGTGGTTGTGCAGATCGACTCGGCAACCACATAATATTCGGATATAACTCCTTGTGTTGTTGGAAGCCTTCGAACTGATGTGCCGTGCGGGCACGTGCCGTGATGGTGTTGTATTCGGTCGCCTGATAGCGATTGAAGGTGTTAATGACCGCTTTGCCTTTTGCTTCAAACTGTGCATCGTCTTTGATGGATTTGAGTTGTGATGTGGCATGATAGGCTTTGAAGTTAGCTAACCTTTCGACATTGATCTGCGATTGCTGCGAGAGGTTGAACCCTTGATCTCCGTATCCCGGTTTACCCAATACTCCGGAAACCGCTTTGCTGTAATTTTGTTTATAGATATCCAGCAAATGAGGATTTATATTGCCGCCTTTCCCCTCTTTGATATCACTTAGCACAGTGTCATGAAGTTCTTTTTTAGACACATCCCATATCGGGAAGGTGGAAAGCGCAGCTATAAGTTGGCTGCTGTCATTGTTGAAATAGGTCGTGTCGAGATTAAGCCCCCGAGCTCGAGGGCTTATCCGAAAAAACGTTTCAGAATATTGGTCACATTGTTATTCTGATCCGGATTTAAGGGTTGTTGCAATGGCATTGCAAAAGGGTTTAAAGTCTTTTGCTCCATTTTTTCTTTCAGCTCATCATAATTAGCCGGTTTAGGTATGTCGAACTCCTCGTATATGGTTTCATCCGATACTGGAATCTGCTGGCTGACGCCTTGATATACCTGCCATTTGGTAAGCATAGTGTTCCAATCCGTTTCATCATCTTTGAAAAGAATTGCACCACCGCTGATATTGACTCCAAAGGTCTTCAGGATTGCGCGGAATTTTGAGTTCAAAATCTGAATGATAAATTTTTCATCACTTAGATGTTTTTGATCTTCACTCTTCTCATGCACTGTTCCTAATGCCTTAGTTCCCTTATTCCCCTCCTCGGTCGTGAGGGTATTTCCAAGCATGATTTTGCTTATTTCGGTATTACAGGAATCTTTCAAATCTTTGTAAATGGTATTGCTTCCCGAACTTCCTCCCGTATCATGTATCTTTATCTCTGCACCTTTTGGACGGATCATGTAATTAGCTCCGCCCCATTGTTCCATAGCCTGTTCTAATTTGATGCGCGTATTGTCATCATAATCATCATAGGCAGCCTCCCGGAAAGGCATCCCGAACATCTCTGCAAATTGTGCCCAATCGCCAAAACCACCCCGTTTATAAATGACATATTGAGCAGCCTTACAATATAACCCTTTGTCAGTTGGGTCTCCGGCCCACAACATGTATTTAACCAATGGGTCTTCCTGATAGAGAAAGTCTACAGTTGGAACACACTGATCGATGGAAATACATTTGAAGTTTTTTTCCGGATGCACATGTTTGCGGGGTATCAGGTCAAAGTCGATGCGCCAACGCTCTTCCATATCATCCCATACAATATTATTGATTTGGAGTAGCGTATAACCCCATACGAGCGAGTTCAGCAATTCTTTGTTGATGGCACGCATATCGGGAGAGTTGAGTAATTTGTTGATCATCTCATCTTGCGTGCCGTCGGGTTTGAGAAAAACGAGTTCTTTGTTCAAGATGCCATCCAGCCGTTTACCCCATGTGCTTTCTATTTGCCCATCCAGACTTATATCATCATATAGATCATACATGTGCAAACGGATGGGGGTAATGACGTTCTCAAAACTACGGATGGCATTGCGCCATTTTTCAATATTCTGCGTATGCCTGAATGGAGCCCTGACAACGATATGATTAATTACAACCTCTTTACTGGATGTGCCTTTTGTTCTTGTTACTGCCATGATTAATAATGATTGGGGCGTTTAAGATTACCACCGAAAGCGACATAATTACTCCCTGTTTTCGCATCCAAGCGGATCAACCCGGGGATATCGGCACGTTCGGATTGGATATCACGCATATATTTTATTGTCTGTTGGTATAGAAGCACACGACTCTCCGGCATGTTGACCGGATTACTGATATTGTAGCAATTGTATAAGGCGATATCACGAATTAGTTTTACAACCAACATATTTCGGTTATTGCCGGTGTTGAGAAATTCCGTGGTCATATCATAGCGTGCCTTCAGAAAACTGGCTATCTCCAATATGGCCTCCTCGATCGCCTGATCCATGTTCTCAGGTACCCGGGCGATGACCTGCAATACTTCCGGATAGATACCTTTCTTTAGATCATCCTGCGTAAAATACATACTTGATAATTAAGAGTT